CATTCACTGCTTGTCCATGCCCTGCTGCCGCTTCTACGCTGTATCGCGGGATAAAGACGAATTTGCGCACCGACGAGGGGGGAGAGCATATAGATCTTCTTAATAACCATCTAAATAACCTGAAAATCTAGTTATTATATGAAAGTAATATAAAAATCAATAATATATGAATATAATATTAATTCAAAAGGAAAAGGTCTTAATAACTGAGAATTAAGGTTCAGTTATTAAGACCCCAGTTTTTTTCTGTTGATTAGGGAGGGTTTCGTTACTCTAAGTCAGCAATAAATAGAGCGATGTCATTATCAGATGCCGGTTCTTTTTTATTTGGCTTCTTGTCTACCATTTCAGCAATTGTCAAAATTATTTCCTTACTTTTCTTAGTTGATTGACGATAGTCAACAATCAATTTGAGTTCATCTTCTTTTAAGCTCACGTCTTGAGGGTCGTCTGAAACCTCCCATCCAGTAAGCAGGTAATTCACATCTGCTCCATTTATTGCCAAGGCTAACCATATTTCACCACCAGGAAAACTTAGACCCTGTTCATATTTAATCCACATTCTAGGGGATACTCCACAGTCTTTTGCCATTTCAGTCTGGGTTTTATTCCATTTAATTCTCAAGTCTTTCAATCTATTAGCTACTTCTGAACTTTTATTCATATATAAATCCTTGCAAATATGAACTAGAGTTCATATTATGTATATAACAAATCCGCGATTGGTTCTATATTAGTTCAGCATTTTAACATAAAGAGAAAGGGCTATCTATGGCTATAACTATTGAAAAATTAAAGGAAAATTTTGAAAAGGATGGTAAGACGCTGGCAGCTTGGGCGCGTGAAAACGGCTATAAACCGCGAGAAGTTTATTTAGTTGTCGGCGGTCAGAATAAAGCTAAATACGGTAAGGGGTTTGAAATTGCTCGAAAACTGGGGTTGAAATGAGATGGAAACTATTGATACCAAAGGGTTGATGGTAGTTTTAAAAGTCTCGCAACCTGCCATACACAAAAGAGCCTTAAAAGAAAACTGGCCATACATCGAAGAAGTTGGCAAAGCGCGTGGAGGCCGTCTGAAAAAATACTTAATCGCTTCCCTCCCTGCCGAAATCCGAGCAGCCATCATGAAACGGCAGTCGGACGAACTGGCGGAGAAGATGCCGAAAATGCTGCCCCAAGTCAGACCGGGGACGGCGATGTCGGCTCAGGCACTGGCTGAAGCGGCCAAGCTGTTGAACGAGAAACAACGGTCGGTGGCGGATGCGCGATGTGCGGTGGTGGCGGCGGTATTGGGGATTAAATACGAATACGATTGCTCTGCCAAAGCTGCGGTGGCTCAGTTTTTGGGCTTGCTGGCAGAAGGTAAATTGGACGCGGTCACGCTTTGGAACTTGGAAAAGGCCAATGACCGCAGCCGGTCGGCGAAGGTTGGCGAACGTACTTTAGACGGCTGGATTTCTGCTTATTTGAAAGCGGAAAACGCGACGGAGCGGTTGGTCTCTTTGGCTCCGAAGGTAACTAAGGCGGTCAAACCGATTGAGAGCTACGGTTGGTTGCCGATGTTTATGCAGTTTCACAATATTCCGTCCGCGCCAAAGCTGGCGCACAGTTACCGCCGATTTGTGCAGTGGGCTGAAGCGGAAAATATGCCGGTCAATGATGTGCCTAATTTGAGTATGGTGCGTCGCGTTTGGGACAAGCTGCCGATGATTATGCAGGAGCGTGGCAGGAAAACGGGGGCGGCTTATAAATCGCTGCTGCCTTATGTGAAACGTGATTGGGGGGCTTTGAAGCCGAACGATGTTTGGATCGGCGACGGCCATAGCTTTAAGGCAAAGGTGGCGCATCCGGTACATGGCAGGCCATTTAAGCCGGAAGTGACGGTGATTATTGATGGTTGTACGCGGTTTGTGGTCGGTTTTTCGGTTTCGTTGGCTGAAAGTTGTGTGGCGGTATCGGACGCTCTGCGTATCGGGGTCAAGCATTTTGGTTTGCCGATTATCTATTACTCGGATAACGGCGGCGGCCAAACCGGCAAGACGATAGACCATGAAATCACGGGTATTACGTCCCGACTGGGTATCCGGCATGAAACGGGTATCGCAGGCAACCCGCAAGGGCGCGGCATCATCGAACGATGGTGGAAAGACAATCTGATTGAGATGGCGCGGCAGTATGAGACGTTTGCGGGCGCGGGGATGGACAGCAGCACGAAGAACCTGATGTACCGCAAGATGGAAAGTGCTTTTAATGCTTTGGAAAAAGGCAAGGATTTGACGGAGGAACAACAGAAATATTTGAAAAAACTGCCGAGCTGGTCGCGCTTTATCGCGGATGTGGTCAAGTGTATCGACGAATACAACAACCGCCCGCACGGCGAGCTGCCCCGACATCCGGACGGCGGGCATTATACGCCGAAGGCTTATCGGGAAATGAGGCTGGAACAGGACGGTATCGTGCCGGATATGTTGTCGGCGCAAGAGCTGGCGACGATGTTTATGCCGCAAGAGGTGCGAAAAGTACAGCGCGGTTGGCTGGATTTGTTCAACAACTCTTATTTCTCAACCGAGCTGGCGGAGTATCACAAAGACGAGGTACGGGTCAGCTACGATTTGAGCGATGCGTCGGCGGTCAATGTGTTTGATATGGACGGCAAGTTTATCACTAAGGCGCAGGCCAACGGCAATACCCGCGAGGCGTTCCCGACGGCTCGTATCGACCAACTGGCGGAAAAACGCCGAAAAGGCAAAATCAAGCGGGCGGAAAATGCAATCAAGCTCGCAAATGCGGAAGTCAATCTGGCTTTGGAACAGGCGGCAGTTTGGGACGAGCTGGGACATTTGGGCGGAAACGTCATCGAGGCGGAGTATGCGGTATTGCCGAAAACGGGCACGGACGATTTTGTGTTGTTTGAGGCGGATAGAAGTTAAAACGGTTTTAAACCTCTTTTAAAAGGACTAAAAAAATGAAACAAATTAATCAAGCATTGCAACAAAAACTGGCTGAATTTAAAGCTAAATCGGGAATGAACCAAACCCAACTGGCACGCGGTATCGGTACTTCGCCGGCATCCATCAGTATGTATCTGAACGGCACTTATGCCGATAAAGGCGGCAATTATGAAACCATCGAGCCGAAAATCGAAGCGTTTTTGGAGATGCAGGACAGCAAAGCGCGATGCGAAGAGCTGGTGTTGGGTTTTGTATCGACTAAGACGACACGCCGTATTGCAGAAGTGATGCGCGATGCGCACGAAGGCGGCGAAACAGTGGTGATCTACGGTCAGGCCGGCTTGGGCAAGACGCAGGCGGTCAAAAACTACTGCGAGAAAAACCCTGCGGCCATCTTGATTGAGGCTAATCCGAGCTTTACGGCTTTGGTCTTGATGCGCAAGTTGGCAACTGCGGCGAAGGTATCGGCGATGGGCAGCCTGAATGATTTGTTTGAGTCTGTATCTGACCGCCTGCGCGATTCGGGCCGTCTGATTGTGGTCGATGAAGCGGAAAACCTGCCGTTACGCGCCCTTGAAATTGTACGCCGTCTGCACGATGAGACTGGCTGCGGCTTGGTGTTGAGCGGTATGCCCCGACTGGTTGCGAATTTGCGCGGTAAGCATGGTGAGCTGGTACAGCTTTACAGCCGCGTGTCTGTTGCGCTGAATTTGGGCGAATCTTTGCCGGATGACGAACTCTTTGAGATTGCGAAAGCGGCTTTGCCTGATGCGGACGAAGAAACGCTCTTGGAACTGGTTAAACATAGCAACGGCAATACACGCCGGATGAGCAAATTGATGCGCGGCGCGGTACGCACGGCGAACAAGAACGGTATCAAGATGCAGGCCGGTATCGTTAAGAAATACAGCTCCCTGATTATCCGATAGGCCGTCTGAAACGGTAAGTCTCTGACAGGGCTATATATTTTTTTACCCTATGATTTTAATAACTTATTGTTTTAAAAGGAAAACGAAAAATGCAAGTTTTGAAGAAAGTTGATTGGAAGATGTTTGTGGCGCGCTCTTTTTGGCGTTGGGTGCCGGTTGGTTTGACGGTGGGCGTGTGGTGTTTTGTGGCGGGGATGGCGTTGCATTCCTGCGCGAAAGAACCCGAACCGGTTGCGAAAGAGCTGACGAAGGTTGAGAAGATGGAAAGACAGGCGGATTTGGAGGTCAAGGTATGGGAAGAGCAATACGAGTCAATGAGCGTCGAGGAAAAAATGAAAGGGATTGTTTATGAGCCATAAGCCATTGAGCCCTACGGCGAAACAAGAGGCTTTGGAACGTGCGCTTAAGGAAATCCGCGCGAAATATGGCGATAAGGCGATTGTGAAAGGATGTGTGAAATGAGTTTCGGACGACGCAATACGGATTGGCAGGCTTGGGGACAACACCGCAGGCGTGCGACGGCGCGAATGGCGCAAAAAAGCCGGGCGCGTGAAATTGAGGAATATCAGGCGCGTTTCAGACGGCCTGCCGATAAGAAGGAGAAAAAATGATTTGGCTTGAAATGCTGGCCGGAATCGTCGTGTTGCACATGATCAGCGAAGGCCATGACGGGTATGACGACAATTAAGGCATTGATGTCGCTCTATATTTTTTTGCCTTGTTGAAAATATAAGGCATTGATTTAAAAGGATTTTATATGAATAAAGAAAAAGTCTTAGACAAAATCAAGAAATGCTTGGCTTTGAGTAAGTCGGCAAATGAATATGAAGCCGCACAGGCATTAAGGCAGGCGCAGGCATTAATGGAAAAGTATGAAGTCAATGCTGTGGATATTGCTTTATCAGAAGTCTCCGAACAGAAAGTCGATCGAAAAATGGCTTTTAAATTGGCAAATTGGCAATGGCGCGTTGCAAATATGATTGCCGATGTATTCGGGTGCCAATCTTACCAACGCGGGAAGACGATGATGTTTTACGGCATTGGAAATCGAGCAGAAATCTCAGCCTATGCCTTTGATGTAGTTTATCGGCAGATTTCCGCCGACCGTCGCAAATTTTTGAAAACCTGCCGAGCAAGAAAGCCCGCGCACAGAACTTATCTTGCCGACCAATTTTGCGATGGTTGGATTATGGGTGCTTGGGAGAAAGTTAGAAAATTTGAGATGTCTGATGAAGAGAAAGCCATTATGGACGGATACAAAAAGAAAGAACATCCGGATATGACCGAAGCGAGAACAAGAGATGCGAAATCGTCAATTCTGCAAGGGTCAACAATGGAATATGAGGCATTAGCTCAAGGAATGGAATCGGGCAAGCAAGTGCAGTTACATCATGCCATGAATGGTACAGACGGCGTAAAACAAATTGGAGAGCAGAAATGAATCAAAAAGAAATCACCGAATGGCTCGAAGACCGTGGCGAGCTGATGATTATGAAAAAGGACGGCGAAGGCTTTGTGATTGCAGCGCGTGCGCCGGACGGGATGTGGAAAACTGCCGAGGCGGAAACTTTGGCTCAGGCGATAACTTTATGGGAGGAAGTGTGATGGACATTGAGCAATACAACCCCAAAAAAGATCCTAAATACATTGGCTATATTTTCCGATTTTTGAAGAAAAAATCCAAATTGCTTGAAGCTTTAGGAGTTTATCCGCGAATTGTTAAGTTTAAAGATGGGTTTGGCTGGTATATCGGCTGGTTTATTGAAGATGGTCTTGGAGACTTTATTGGCAGCAGGATTTATTACGGCTCCGAAAAAGTTGAGACATTTTGTTTTGTTAAAACCCCTGAAACAGAGGTGGTTGCCGAAGTCAAATGGGATGAATACGAACGTGTCGGAGGGTGTGTATTAACTAAATGGCATCACAAATGGGTCTATGCCAATAAACAATCACGCAAATGCTGCCACTGCGGAAGATGGGAACGGAAAGTCGTCAAGACCGTTAAGATGATTGAACGTCGAACATTATGGGAGAGTGAGTCATGAACGTGAAATGCCCGAACTGCGGTGCGGTGCATAGCCTGGACACCTTAATCAACGATGCCGACGCATCGTCTGTATTGCGGGCTGTGTTGGAGATGGATGCTGAAATGGGCAAGGCGGCGATACGGTATATCGGTTTGTTCCGCCCTGCCAAGTCCCAGCTCTCTTGGGCGCGTACCGCAAAACTGCTGAATGAGTTGCTGCCGATGATTAAGGCGCAGGAGGCGGCACGTGACGGGGTTTGTTTTCCTGTCCCTACCGAGGCTTGGATTCGCGGCTTTAACGAGACGGTCAATGCACGCGACCAAGGCCGTCTGAAAACGCCGCTGAAGTCGCACGGCTACCTGTATGAAATCCTTGCAGGCTGGGTCGGCCAGCCAAGCGCAGGGAATCAGACAAACCAACCCAACCGCCGCGCCGCTCTGCCGGCCAATCCCAGCCAAACCTTGACCGCAGCCGCATCGCTGCAAGGACTGAAGAAATGAAAGAACTGCCTACCCAACTGCATAACGCCATGATCGACGGCCTGACCATGCTTTTGACCCTGCGTCTGAGCGGTTCTCCGGCTGCCGATACTGTGGCCGCCACCGCGCAAACCTGGAGCCGTGTGTTGGCGCACAGCCGGGCGTGGGACGAAGCGCGAGATGTATCGCGCTTTCAGACGGCCTTTATGGTGCTGGCGAATGAAATGAGCCGCTGGCCGAGTCCGAAAGACTTTTTAGACAAGCTGCCGCCACCACCGGAGCCGTTGAAGCTGGAACACCATTACCACCCCACGGAAGAGGAAAAAGCGAAGGGAAAATCGGCTTTAAGCCGCATACAGGGCGTGATTAAAGAGGTATTAAGAGGCAAGTCGCTGATACCGCCTCCAGCTGAAACCGCCACCGAGCAGATTTTGAGAAACCGCGCGAAAGTTGAAGAAATTTTGAACAAGAAAGTAAAGCGAAATGATAAATGTATATTTTGCAAGCAATAACCGAATATCGGACTTAATCAGTCAACTAGAAAAGTTGAAGGCTGAGCACGGCGATTTGGTAATTACCCACAATTATTTACGAGGAGGAGTTAAAGATATTGATTTAACAGAGGTTAAGGTTGCCTATATCAGACCGAAGGAAAAACGCGAAAAAATACTGGCTTATCGTATTGGAATACACCAAGTCAGTGATTTAAAAGTTTTAAGAATTTTATAGTTTAAAAGGAAAACATCATGATTGAACCGCACGAATACTGTCTATTGGACGAATATTTAGAGCAAGACTGGGATGCCTTTATCAGTTTTGCTGAAACTAAAGGATTTGAAGCAAGCGAAGTATATCAATTACTCAACAAACTGGAGGAAAAAGCAAATGGCTAAAACCCGAATCAAACAACCCGCTATCGAAGCGGCACAAGACAAAGCGGAAGTTACCGCATTTATCCGCCAAATCGGCGACTTGCAGCGCGAAGTCAAACGCCTGGAAACCGAAGCTGGAGACAAAAAAGCGGTCATCGAAGAAGAATATGCCGCCAAAGCCGCGCCGATGTGTGCCGAAATCATGAGCCTGACCGAACGTGTGGCCGCATACTGCGAGGCACATAAGGACGAGCTGACGGAAAACGGTAAAACCAAAACCGTGGACTTTACTACCGGCCTGATTAAATGGCGCATCCGTCCGCCATCCGTCAAGGTAACGGGCGTGGCCGCCGTCTTGGCGTGGCTCTCGGAAAAATCCGCCTTTGCTGAGTTTGTCCGCACTAAAAAGGAAATCGACAAAGACGCCATCCTGAATCAAAAAGAGCGTTTTTCAGACGGCCAAGTTCCGGGAATTAAGATTGTGTCGGGGCTTGAGGATTTTGTGATTGAGCCTACTGAGCAGGAGTTGGCGTGATGGCGAAAATTGTTATTACGATAAAAGACGAGATGCCAGTAAACGGCTTGAACGGCGTGACCATCAGTTATGACAGCGATTTGGAGCCGCAAGGCGAACTGACGATGGCGCAGATGACGGCTTATAACATCAAGAAATTGATGGATGCGGTTGAATTTGAGACCGCAAAAAGGCTGAGTAAAGCAAATTGACCCACGGCGGGCATCAGCCCGCCATTTTTGAAAAAAGGATTAGATATGTGGTTTAAACAAGTTACTCCATTCCGTGTGTTTGAATTGCCCGAAAAACGCTATTTAGATGAATCTCTTGGAAATAGTTGGTTTACCGAACTACAGGGCTTGGACTGGTTTACCGAGGGCTTTACCCACCCGACCGCATTTTCTGACAGAGCGGTATTTGAAGCAGAAAAGACTATGCTTATCGCTCTGAAGCGAGAAGAAAAAGTATTACCCAGTGCGGCCATCAAGCATAAATTGGACGAACAGGTTGTTAAGATCCAAACTGCCGAAGGCCGTAATGTCGGCCGCAGAGAAAAGCATGAATTACGCGAAGCAATTATCGACGACCTGCTGCCTAAAGCGTTGATTAAAAGCAGCCGCACTTATGGTTTATTTGCTGGCGAGTGGTTATTCGTTGATACGGCAAATCACCGCAAGGCCGAAAACCTGTTGACCAAGTTGCGCGAAGCCCTTGGCGGCTTGTCTGCTCAACAGCCTCTCACCCGTCAATCGCCGGCATCATTAATGACCAATTGGCTGTTGCAGGGCGAAGCTCAAGGTCGGTTCATGCTGGATTTTGACGTTACCCTGGTCGGCGCGGGCGATGTTGCTCCCAAAGTTAAAATCAGCCGCAAAGACCTTACCGCCGAAGATGTGGTACAACACGCCAAAAATGGCATGAAAGTAACCGAACTTGGCTTGGTATGGAATGACCGCGTAGCATTTATTCTGGCACAGGATTTAACACTGAAACGTATCCAATGGCTGGACGTTGTGCAGGAAGAAGCTGAAGGCAGCTGTGATGATGCGGAAAGTATGGCTTATGCCACGCAGCTACTGATGGAGGCTGCACTGAGTGCGATGCTTGGTGAGTTGGTAGATTTACTGGGAGGTTGGCAGGAATGATGGAGGGTTGGGATGGATTCTGAAGGCTGGGATGTTTAAAGCTTGATTAAAGGCCGTCTGAAATGGGGTTTAAAACCTGTTTCAGACGGCCTTTTTGTTTGTAGTCATATTACGTATAATCAAACAACATTTTGACGATATCATATGAGGATAAATCATGAAGAAACTATTAATTGCCTGCGTAACTTTGGCTTTGGTGTCGATGCCTTTAACTGTACAAGCTAAGGGCCGTCAGCCTTGTTCGGGTAAAAAAGGCGGTGTGTCGCATTGTGCGGGGGATAAGTTTGTATGCCAAGACGGCAGTATTAGTAAATCAAAACGTATTTGTGGCCGTTAATTAAGGTTTTGAAATTTTGGCTGTCTGAATTATTCAGACGGCCTTTTTTGTGCCTATCAGTTTCGCAAAAAAAAACAGCAGTTTACTACAACATATAGTATTTTATATGTATAATATGCGTTAATTAATCAATATATTGTGTTTTATGGGGTTGAGATGCGCCGGGCGTTGATTGCGAAAATTAAGATTGCTCAAAAGGAGCTGGGCTTGGATGACGGTACCTATCGCGCGGTGTTGGAGCGTGTGACGGGTAAGCGGTCGTGTGCGGATATGGATGTTTCTGAACTTGAGTCTGTTGTCGCTGATATGCGGTCGCACGGATTTAAGCCTAAAGCAAAAGGTAACCCACACGGTAAACCACATCTGCGTCGGACATCATCAGCGGCAATGTTGGACAAAGTCGAAGCCCTGCTGACCGTCGGCGGCAAACATTGGAACTATGCACACGCAATGGCGCGGCGGATGTTTGGTAAGGATAAGGTCGAATATTTAGACGATACGCAGCTACATAAACTGGTTGCTGCGTTGCAGATTGCAGAAAACAGGAAAACGGAAAAAGCGAGTGGGGATGATGGAGTTCGAAAAAGTTGAACATTTATTGCCGGATACCGTGTTGGACATTGTGGATGTCATCGGACTGGCAGCGACGGAACAGCTGGTCAAGGCGATTGGCGGGGCGCGGTTTAAATTTGGCAAGGGCAAGGTGGACACCGAGCGTTTGGCAATTTTAGTCGAAGCCATCGGCGAAGTGAAAACGCATGAGCTGTTGCAGGTATATGGTGGCGAGGAATTGTATGTCCCACGGTGCGGCAAGGCGTTAATACAGTTGAGAAACCATAGGTTTTATCAGGAGTTTGTCAAATTGCGCGATATTGATAAGGAGAGCGGGCTTATGGCAATGACGAAGCTATGCCCTAAATACGGTATCTCTTCACGAACGGGATATACGATTATCAATGAAATGAGCCGACCTGCGGCACAGCAGGCAGCTTTATTTTAGGCAGTGATGTGTGACCAGGCTTTGGCCGTCTGTATTCAGACGGTCTTTTTTTTGGTTTGGAGGGGGGGAAACATCTACCGTTCGGGACGATGGGTTAAAGACGGTTTAATGGGGTTTAAAAACTATCTATTTGAGGTATTTATGGCCCCGCAAAAAGAACTCCCTTGGATTGCCGAAGCGCGAAAGTATATCGGTCTGACAGAAATCCCCGGTAAAAACCACAATCCGACCATTTTGAATTGGCTTCACGGGCTGAAAGCTTGGTGGAAAGACGATGAAACGCCGTGGTGTGGCGTATTCGCAGCCCATTGTCTGCGAGCCGGTAACCGAGACATCCCGAAGGATTGGATGCGCGCCAAAGAATATGCTTTTTGCGGTAAACGCCTTACCAAGCCTGCTTACGGCTGTTTGGTCGTGTTTACGCGCCAAGGCGGCGGTCATGTTGGTTTTGTTGTTGGTAAGGACAAGGCGGGAAATCTGTTGGTTTTGGGTGGTAATCAAGGCAACCACGTCAGCATCGCGGCATTTCCGACGTCCCGCGTGGCTGCGTATGTATGGCCGTCTGTCGGCGGTGCGCCTCTTGACCCCGCTCCGGAGCGTTACAACCTGCCAATGGGCGGTGCGGCAATGAGCAGGAGTGAGGTATGAAAAAGTCTTTGATTGCTTTGGCTCTGTCTGTGTTGAAACCGCCGATGCCTGAATTTGAGATTACGCCTGCCGGTATCGGCTATTTGAAACAACATCCGTCTATGCGCATGGGTAAGTCTGGCGTGGCGGCTGCCAAACGCGCGGCGCGCAAACGCAAGAATCGTCGTTAATCATGGGACAGGTTGAGTTTTACGAAAAGATGATTGGGCTGTGGTCAAGCAAAAGCCGTGAGGCAAGCGAACGGGCTGATTTGGCGGCGTTTGAATTTGCGGAAGGCGAACTGGCCAATTATCGGGAAATGCTGAAACGGCACCTGCAAACCAAAAGTGTGGAATAGCAATGCGTATTTTGGATATTTTTAAAAACCCCGCGACAGGCAATGTGTCGCACTCGAAGCTGTGGGCAAACGTTGCCTGCGCGGCGGGAACGTTTAAATTTGTGATGTTGCCCGACCCGTCGGCGGAGATTTGGGCGGTGTATTTGGGCATTGTCGGCGGCTATGCCGTGGCGCGCTCGTTTGTCAGCGTCAAACGCCAGGAGGTCGAGAATGAATCTCGTGAAACTGCTGGCGAATAACTGGCAGCCGATTGCCATCATCGCGCTTGTCGGCACGGGTTTGGCGGTGTCACACCATCAAGGCTACAAGGCAGCCTTTGCGAAGCAGCAGGCGGTCATCGACAAGATGGAGCACGATAAGGCGCAAGCCCTGCTGTTGTCGGCTCAAAACTATGCGCGCGAACTGGAACTGGCGCGCGCGGAAGCGAAAAAATATGAAGTCAAGGCGCACGCCGTCGGCATGGCTTTGGCGAAAAAACAGGCGGAAGTCAGCCGTCTGAAAACGGAAAATAAAAAGGAAATCGAAAATGTCCTTACTCAAGACCGTAAAAATGCAAGCGGCGATTGTATTGACGGCTTTGGCCATCACGGCCTGCAGCTCTACAACCGCGCCCTCGGCTACGGAAATTAAGGTTGTCGAAAAGGCGGTCATGCCGACCTCGCCTGCCGCGTTGATGGTTGCGCCGGTGCGCCCGAATGCGCCTAAGGACGGCAAGACGGCCACGCTGTTGGAACATGCCGCCGAGTTTGGCGGCTATGTTTCGGAGCTGGAAAACCAAAACGCAGCGTGGCGCGACTGGGTCAACAGTCAAGCGGAAGTTGACGGTTCGGAGGGCGCGCGATGACGACTTATCGTGAGTTGGTACAACGCACGGTCGCCTGCCGCCATGCGGATTTAGAGCTGGGATTGAGCCGCGCACGCGAGCAAGAGCCGTTTGTCATCCATGTTTCCGACCTGTTGGATAAGGCCGGTATCGATTACGCGGTACGCATGGATAAGAATTTTCAGACGACGTTTCACCTTGAATATCCAATTACGAACTATGACACCTTTAAACGTGCGGTTTGGCAAACTTTGGGGGCGTATTACTGTGTTTGTAATGATGGTGATGGACTGGAGATTGCCAGCAATCGCCCTGACGGTTACGCCGTCCGTATCGTATTCGGCGATGTGCCGGTTTAAAGGGGTTTTAAATGGACTTTGAATTTGGTTTCAGAACCCTGTGGCCGATTGCGACAGCGGCATTTTGGTTTTGGGTCAACGGCATTTCAGGCCGCCTGAAAGAGGCGGACAAGCGTATCGACGACCTTAAAGAGGAGCTGCACGCGGTCAAGCTCTCGTACCACACCAAGCAGGATGCCCAAGCCGACCGCAAAAATATCGCAGCGTCTTTGGAGCGCATCGAAAACAAGTTGGAAAAAGTAAACGAAAAACTGGACAGGAAAGCTGACAAATCATGAGCGACCCGATTTTGGAAGCCTTGGCGCGTATCGAAAACAAGACTGATCAGACGCTGAAAAATCAGAAGGAAATGCAGGCGGAAATTGCACAAATCCGCCAAGACACGAAACGCACGGCCATTACATTCGGCGCACTGGGCGGCGGCGTGATTACGGTCGGCTGGGAATTGCTTAAAGCGAAAATGGGACTGTGATTATGGCTCACCCGCAAGAAATCCGTGAAAAGTTACGCCGGCTCTATGTGAGCGGCGAGCAAACTTTGGAAACGGCGTCCTTGATGTGCGAAATCCCGCAGGCCACTGCGCGTGCGTGGAAACGTGCGGATAAGGAAAAAGGCGACGACTGGGATAAGATGCGCGCCGCCTACACTTTGGCCGGCGGCGGTATTGAGGACTTGAGCCGCGCGATGTTGGCCGGTTTTATGGTGCAGTACAACAGCACGATGACGATGCTGCAGGATTCGAGTACCGAAGATTTGCCCCCGTCCGACCGCGCCAAGCTGTTGGCCAGCCTGGCCGATGCGTTTACGAAAACCGTATCGGCCAATGCCCGTGTGATGCCGGAAACGTCAAAACTGGCGACGGCTTTGGAATTGATTGAGTTCTTGATGGCGTTTGTGCAAGAAAAACACCCCAAACATTTGCCTGCCTTTGTGGAGGTATTGGAGCCGTTTGGGGCGGAAGTGGAGAAGAAGTTTGGATAAGTTGAAAGTCGAATATACGCATAAAGGCTGGTTTTTATTTTGCCCGATTTGGATTGCCGATTGGGAAAGTGAAACTCCTGCAGTCGCACCGCGCTATAAGCTGGAGCCATTGTTTTGGCTGGCCGACCAGTTTTTTTACTTTATGTCCGCCATGCATGAAATGAAAACGGGAGAGCCACTTCCTTTTTGTTTCAAGGTTTATCCCAAAACGCTAAAAAAACCTGTCGTTCACTATTACAAGGCCGTCTGAAAAAAAGGTCGGATTATCAAACCCGACCCTTTGGATTAAACCGGCAATGCTGTAAACGTGCCGTCTTCTCGTTTGTGTGTAATGCCAAGAGCAACCTGAAGATTTAAGTGCTCGGTCAATTTCGGCAATGTAATGCTGAAACCTTGCTCTTCCAATAAATCCTTTATTTCTGATGGTGTGTATCGGCCGTTTTCGAGGATTTTTGCAAGTGAGTAATCGAAACCCATATTTGTATTTCCTTATAAATTTTGTAGCAGATTAATGATTTGCGGAGATGTAACAGCATCAATGACTTTCTCGGTAAATTTCGTCAATGCGACATTTCCCATTCTGTTTAAGATGCCCTTTAGTCTGCTTTTTTCTTCCGGAGGGATATCTGTTTGGTCAATTTTATTGAGCAAAGCTTGAATAGTGTCGCTGTGTAGTTTGACTGTGAAAACCCCGAGAATAGCAGAAAGACCGCCATCATCAGTAAGGAAGTCTATGCCTTTGGCCGTGATTTTAACAGTAGCGCTTATTAAAGTCTTATCGTCGAAGGAAACTAAGCCATGTTCAGCTAAATATTGCAGATTTGCGGATTGTTTTAATACAAACGAAACGCCGTCATCTTCTTCTGCTTCTATGACACCATTAGTTTGGGCGATAGCGGCATTTATATAATATTGATAATCGATACTATCAGGATAAACCTTATAAAGCCCTGACAAAAATTCGCGTTGCAGGTTTCTGTCTAACCAATCCATTTTGAGCGCTCCATATGAAAAATAAAGAATTCCTCAAATCCCTTGCCGAACTGGCCGCCAGTCTGCGCCAAGTCATCGAAGCGGAAGTGGACGGCTTCGATGCGTCGCCCAAGGCTATTTCTGCACGCCGTGCCAAGGTGTTTGACCCGGCAGGCGGTTACGAATATTTCGTAAATACCTACTTCCCCCATTATATCCGCTCGCCTGAGAAATCCGAACTGCATGCGTTTTTATTCAGCCGTCTGCCGGAGATTATCCGCTCCCCTAAAGGGGAAAATGAGGCGGTGGGCGCGCCGCGCGGCGAAGGTAAATCGACGCAGGTTACTCAGTTGTTTACGCTGTGGTGTATCGTGACCGGCCAAAAGCATTATGCCGTTATTGTGATGGACAGCATAGACCAGGCATACCCGATGCTCGAAGCCATCAAGGCGGAATTGGAATTTAATCCGCGCCTGAAAACCGACTTCCCGGAAGTATGCGGACAAGGCCGTGTATGGCAGGCCGGTACGATTGTGACGGCCAATGACGTTAAGGTGCAAGTGGCCGGTAGCGGTAAAAAGCTGCGCGGTTTGCGTCACGGCCCATACCGTCCTGACTTAACTGTTTTGGACGATATTGAGAATGACGAGCAAGTCCGCAACCCGGAACAGCGCGACAAGCTCAATGCGTGGCTGACTAAGACTGTATTGCCTTTGGGCGGGGTTGGTCAGAAATACGATGTGATATATATCGGCACGATTTTGCATTACGACAGCGTACTTAACCGCACTTTGAATAACCCGTTTTGGCACGGTATTAAGTTTAGGGCGATGAAACGTTGGCCCGACCGCATGGACTTGTGGGACAGATGGGAGGAACTTTTCCGAAACGACGGCGAGACGGTGGCCGAGGCGTTTTATCAGACGCACAAAGACGAGATGGAACGCGGTGCGGTCACTTCTTGGGCGGCTCGCGGCGTGTTGGCGCTGATGAAAATCCGCGCCCGTGACGGTCATGCGACGTTTGACAGCGAGTATCAAAACGACCCGGTCAGCGGCGAAGATGCGCCGTTTGCCAAGTCGATGAAGTTTTGGAACGACCTGCCGTCCGATTTGGTGTATTTCGGTGCGCTCGACCCGTCGCTGGGTAAAGCGGGGGCGGGCCGTGACCCGTCCGCGATTATCATTGGCGGTTATCAACGTGAAACCGGCAAACTGTATGTCGTGGAAGCTCAGATTAAAAAACGTCTCCCTGATTTGATTATTGAGGACGTTATCAGATTGCACCGTCAATATCGTTGCAAACTGTGGTTTGTTGAGACGGTTCAGTTTCAGGAATTTTTGAAAGACGAGCTGGTCAAGCGCAGCGCGGCGCGTGGAATACCTATCCCGGCGCGGGCGGTCAAGCCGGTATCGGACAAACTCTTGCGGATTGAGACTTTGCAGCCTCACATGGCAAACGGTTTGATTCTGTTGAATGAGAGCCAACAGACGCTGATACAGCAGTTCCGCCATTTCCCAAAGGCTGATCATGATGATGGTCCTGATGCCGTGCATATGCTTTGGTCGGGGGCGGTAGCGAATTGTGTGCCGATAGAATGGCAAAGCCCTACCGATAACGATTTTGGTGACGAGATAAAAAGTAAATGGAGCCGATAATGGCAAAAAAGGACAATAAAACTAAAATCCAAAAGCCCGAGGCTGCATTGCAGACGGATGTGGCTCAAATTACGGCGACCGGTCGGGTTATCGCCGAGCATCCGTCCAATTTTATTACGCCGCAAAAGATGCGGGCCCTCTTCGAGGACGCGGAAAGCGGCGACATCCGCGCCCAACACGAGCTTTTCGCGGACATTGAGGAGCACGACAGCGACATCGCGGCAAATATGGGGACGCGCAAACGCGCGCTGCTAACGCTCAACTGGCGCGTCGCCCCGCCGCGAAATGCGACGCCCGAAGAAGAAAAGCTGTCCGACCAAGCCTACGAAATGATGGACAGCCTGCCTACCCTCGAAGACCTGATTATGGATTTGATGGACGCGGTCGGGCACGGATTTTCTGCGTTGGAGGTCGAGTGGGTATTTTCAGACGGCCTTTACCTACCCCGAAACTTTATCCACCGCCCGCAAAGCTGGTTCAAATGGGACAAAGACGACGGGCTGCTGCTGCGTACCCGCGAAAATCCGGAAGGCGAAGCGTTGTGGCCGCTGGGCTGGGTCGTTCATACCCAAAAATCGCGCAGCGTCCAGCAGGCGCGCAACGGGCTTTTCCGCACGCTTGCCTGGCTGTATATGTTCAAACACTACGCCGTCCACGATTTTGCCGAGTTTTTGGAGCTGTATGGCATGCCCATCCGTATCGGCAAATACGGCGCGGGCGCAACCAAAGAGGAAAAAAACACCCTGCTTCGAGCGGTGGCGGAAATCGGCCACAACGCGGCAGGCATCATGCCGGAAGGTATGGAAATCGAGCTGCACAACGCTGCAAACGGCATGACTTCCGCCGGCAATCCGTTTTTGCAGATGGCCGACTGGTGCGAAAAATCGGCGGCGCGGCTGATTTTGGGGCAAACGCTGACCAGCGGTGCGGACGGAAAATCCAGCACCAACGCGCTGGGCAATATCCACAACGAGGTACGCCGCGATTTGCTGGTGTCGGACGCAAAACAGGTGGCGCAAACCATCACAAGCCAAATCATCGGGCCGTTCCTGCAAATCAACTATCCCAATGCCGACCCAAACCGCGTGCCGAAATTTGAATTTGACACGCGCGAGCCGAAAGACATCGCGGTCTTTGCCGACGCTATCCCGAAACTGGTGGATGTCGGCGTACAAATCCCCGAAAGCTGGGTGCGCGACAAACTGGTCATTCCAGATGTGCAGGAGGGTGAGGCTGTGTTGGTGCGGCAGGTACCGGACAATCCGGTAAACAGAACTGCATTGGCGGCTTTATCCGCCCACACCGTACCATCTAAGGCTACGGGCAGGCATCAGGAAATATTGGACGGCGCGTTGGATGACGCGCTGGTTGAGCCCGATTTCAATTCTCAGCTCAACCCGATGGTGCGTCAGGCGGTTGCCGCACTTAATGCTTGCAACAGCTACGAGGAGGCAGATGCCGCACTGAATGCGCTTTATCCGAATTTGGACAACGCGAAACTGCGTACCTATATGCAGCAGGCCTTGTTTATCAGCGATATTTTGGGACAAGACCATGCCCGCGCCTGATTTGGGATTTGCCTTAAGTCTGCCGCCAAAAAAGGCAATCGAGTGGCTGGAAAGTAAAAAGGTTACGGCGGAGAGCTACCGCAATCTGACAGCCTCCGAAATTGCCAAAGCCTATACGATTGCCCGCATGACCGACTTGGATATGCTCAACGACATCAAAACTTCGATGGTTGAATCGGCAAAAAGTGGACAGTCGTTTGACGATTGGCGAAAAGGTATCTTGAATCTGCTCAGCAACAAGGGCTGGCTGCATCCGAACGGGCATAACGGTAAGGATATCATCGACCCAGCCACCGGCGAGGTATTCGGTTCGCCGCGGAGGTTGGAGACGATTTACCGTACCAACATGCAAACTGCCTACAACGCCGGTCAATATCAAGGATATATGGCAAATATTGATGCACGACCTTATTGGATGTATGACGCGGTAGTCGACAGCCGCACACGTCCAACTCACGCGGCAATGGATGGTTTGGTATACAGATATGATGATGCTTTTTGGACGACCTTCTATCCGCCAAACGGATATAACTGCCGCTGCTCGGTCATTGCTTTATCAGAGCGCGATGTCGAACGGCAGGGGCGGATTGTCGGGCAAAGCACGTCGGACAATCTTGTTGAGACCCATAAAATCTACAATAAGAAAGGCGATACTTATCTGACCCTTGCCTATAAAGCACCGGATGGCAGTCTGTACACGACCGATCGAGGATTTGATTACAACGCCGGACGAATGAACTACCGCCCCGATTTAGACAAGTACGACCGTGCGTTGGCGCATCAATTTGCCAAAGCGGAAATGGGTGGTGCGGATTTTAAAACCAGCTTTAAACAGCTTGAAAAAGAGTTTTATGAAGTCAAGCAACGTTTGAATATTGATGGCAAGCCCGATAAAGAGCAGAAAATCAAAATCCGAAACGCGCTATCAAGACAGCTTAAATTTGCTGCGGGTGTATTGAGCAAGGAAATGCAAGAACTGGCAGGTATGACTCGAGCGACGGTGTGGCTGTCTGATGATACATTGGTCAAACAGGTGGACAGTCGGGAGGGGCAATCGTTTGGAACAGATTTATATGCCATGCTCCCCGATCTGATTCATGAGCCCGAATATATTTTTTATGACAAAAGCAGAGGAAAAGAAAGTTTTGTTTTGCTCGGAAAACCGTTGGAGGGGAACGAAAAATACAGATTGATGGCAGTTTTGAAATATCTGCCACAGTACGATTCGATTTTTTTGGATTCGTTTCGCAGGGCGGATGAAAAAGAAATTGTGAAAAGTAAGAAACGCTATGAAATGAAAAAAGGCTACTAAGTCGGACTGCAATCCCGACACACTCTCGCTTATGTAACGGATACCAATCCCAGTCCGAGGACTGCATAAGGGCTGCGGAGGGCAGACAAATTCACCGCTTTTTTAGTAGCCTAGGCAGGATAATACCATGATTGATGTCAAAATAGACAATATCTTTGTCGTCCTAAACCAAATCGAGCGGCTTGGCAACGGGATCGAAAACCGCTACCTGCTGATGCGCCGACTGTCCGAAACCATGCACACGGCGGTCAAGCTCAATTTCCGCTACGCAGGCCGTCCGAAATGGTTGGGGCTAAAATACCGCGACGGCAAGCCTCTTTCGGATTCGGGTCGTCTGAAAGACAGTTTTTCCACACTGTCAGACAACGATACCGCCCTTGTCGGTACGAATATCGTCTATGCCGCCATCCACAACTTCGGCGGTATGGCGGGGCGCAACCGCAAAGTTCGGATTCCGCAACGGGAATTTTTGACGCTGACGGACGACGACAAACAGGCTTTGATGGACGATGTGCAGGATTATTTTTCGGGTCTGATACCGTGAATTTATAAAACCCTCAAAAACGCGCTTTTTAGCGCGTTTTTTTATACGGGTAATACAAACCCCTGCCCAAGATATAAAAATCAATCCTAGACGCTTCTAAAAAGCCCCTGAAAACGATTAATTGTGTATCGCGCGGACAGGTTTTAAAAAAATGGCGGGAGGGTTTGAAGCACGCCTACTCTTTGTTGTTTTTTCAAATAGGCAAAATGACAGTATTGAGAGAGGTACACATGTCCAAAAATGCACAAAAAACCCTACTTGCCGTGTGCAGTTTCGAGGTGCAGCCAAAAGACGGGCGAATCCAACTGCTGCCATATGGCGAATTTCGCGCAGTAGACGGTCGTCCGACTGATGTCCCTGCGTGGTATCTGACCGAAGAAAACGGTCATGATGTCGCGTTGTTGGCCAACAGCTCGCGCAATCAGTTGGTTGTCGATTATGAACACCAGACGCTCTACAAAGAGAAAAACGGACAACCTGCACCTGCCGCCGGTTGGATGCGTTGGCTGGAGTTCACGCCTAAAGGCATGTTTGCCGAAGTGGAGTGGACGGACAAGGCGGCTGCGGCAATTGCCGCAAAAGAGTATCGCTACATCTCTGCTGTGTTTT